CTACTGCCTACCAACGTAAATACAAGAAAGCATTTGCCCAGGTTAAACCAAAGCATATGAAAAAGGATGGTACTTGGAAGAAAGGCGGATTCAAGGCTGCTGTCAAGGCTGCTCATAGGATGTGTAAGTGATGGCAATAGAGATCGTAAAAGAAACCATTGAACTTGATGCATTTACATGCGACGCAAATGGTAACGCATTCTTTCAAAAGAGAATTAACCTCTCCCCTGGTAAAGTACACAATTTACTTCAGACAGACATCTTTGAAGATGCTTACTTTGCAAGTGATAGCCAAGCCGTTCGATTTGAAGCTGCAGTTTCCCCTTATCCAATAATCCCAACAGATATGCCGTTTATTCAATCTGCTACCAATTACAAAAACCGTTATCCATCTGCTGGCGACGATACAATTTTGTTCAAGGTTAATGGCGTCGTTGGAGATAATACACCTACCACCTTTAACCAATTTCCGACTGCACAAATAGCAGCAAATCAGAAAATGGCGTTTTATTCCGATCATCTTTACATCAATTTCCACATCATGGGGGGTGCAAATAATAGTTATACAAATTTTGCCTGGTCTCTTATGTTTACAATAGATAGCAAAAGTGTGGCATCACTTACCCATTCTATTGGTGTTCTTGCGGAATCTCATAATGCAATGTGTGCCCTGGTTATGTCCAATGGACACATGCAAAGCCTTGCCGTTCTTCGAGGTAACACATTTCCGATGTGGCGATTTGGTGGTATTCGTGCTGAACACATGATTACGCCCATTGCTGCTAACGCATATTTCCTTCCAATTAACACAAGAGATGCTGAAGCCATGTCCACAACGCCTCAAATCCGACAAGTTGTAGCAGATTCCCGACAAATGAGTGCATTCGATGCAGCATTTGGAGATCGTAGACCTGATTGGATTCGACTTCATCTTAATGCTGGCGTTATTGCTGGTCCTGTTCGAGATCAATGGCCGCCACTCAAGTACGCCGATAACGGAAATACAAGGATGTTTTGAAAATGACTGATACAGAAACCCCAATTGAAGAAAAGAAAACCCCAACTACAAAATTTGCTGAGTGGCTTATGGCTCGAGCAGAAAAGAAAGAAGCCAAAGAAACATCTCTGGAATCATTGATGAAGTTCAACGTCTTTCTTTCAATTGCTACATTGGTCTCGGTTGCTGGAGCGACTGTGGCAGACTATGTTTTGATGGCTTGGCTTTGGATCTAAACTTCCCAAACTGGTTCATCGACTTCTTTTGTCTCGACTAATTCATGTGGAAACAATAGCTCTACATTTTTTAGTGGTAGCATCACACAATAGTAATGATGCAATACATCGCCACTCCACCATCCAGTGTGTTCCCATTTTATCTTTAAAGTATGACCACTATCCCAAGTCCACAATAATTTGACTTGCTCAGCTTCTTCGTCGTATGATTGCATTGCATAATTAAACTCATCAACTTGGTTTCTCATATCTTCAGTTCCTAACATGGAATGAAGAAGCATCCATTCTTCACGATCAGGATTATGTTTTGATTCGATGACAAACTTTGCGAACTGTTCCCTGGAGTGTTGGTAATGTGCTAAGTAATCTTCAGACATTAAACCCACTCTCGAAGCTCTTGTTTAGATATTCTTGAATTGCTTGCATATCATAGATGTTTAGATCGCCATGAAGATGCTTTAATTCTCCGTATCCAGGATACCATCTGTAGGTTGCTTGTGTTGGCCATACGACGAGAACCCCGCCGTGTGGATCGTCAACCATTGTAATCTCGTAACGAGTGCCGTTACCTGGTTGAAACTCGACTGTCTTTGGAATGACTACCATTCACTCGTCCTCCTTCATGTAATCAGACAAGATCCGTTGCTTCATTGCCATGGTCATGACTGCATCATAACCAAGCATCTCGATGCATGATGAGATTACTTGACTAATCTTAGCACCTGAGTTTTTGCACTTCTGTAGGACAGCATCGGCCCCGTTGCTTACGGTTATGGAGTATTGGTTCGCCATGTTTCAACCTAAATAATAATGTTATTTAGTATCTCCGAAAAAAAACTAGCAGGCTAGAATAATATAGGGGGTACTTACCCATAGGGTTGGCGGTCGGGAGGTGGTGGTGTGAAGATTTGGCTCCGCTTCGCTCCGCGGAGATGGGATTGAGGAAACTAAAGCGATGTAATTTTTGCACCAGTTTAATTTATACACCTGTTTTGACTAGAATTGTTTGGCGGCGGGAACCGGTCTGGTGCTTTGCTAGCAGAAACAACCCGCTGCCACCCCCAAAAAAGAGATGATTTAACATGGCTAAAGGAGCAAACGACATAATTCTAAGAGACAGACTGCAATTTGATATTGATGCAACAGGAAATACCGCACTTGTGTATGGGCGTATTGATCTCTCTGATTATGTTTCAATTGTTGAAAACCGTGGATTGGCAATAAAAGAGATCAGATTTCAATTGCGAGACCCAACAAACGAGCTTGGAAATTGGCCTGTAAATCTAAACACAGGATTACTGGCTGGAATTGCCAATGAATCCCGTTCTTCTGTCAAGGTTTTTGCTACAACAACCGCTTACGAAGACGTTAGAGATGTAGGCATTGCTTCACCCAATGTTATCTGCGTCTATGAATCCTCACAAGTTATTCTTACCGACGCTGGGGCAAACTACGCAATCTTTGACCGTCGTGATAATTTTTATGGAACTCCCGACCTTCACCCTGAAGGATATGATGTTGTAACCGATTTACTTATTGGTGTTGCAGCAGATAACTTACAAGGCTTTGATTTAACTAATTCAACAGTAGAAGTTGATGTTATGTTAATTGCAGAACCGAAGAAGATCACTCAAAAAGATTTGACTCAAATGCTCACTCAGGCACAAGACCTCTGAGGTGAGTAAATGGCTCGTTCAAAAACTGAGGCTGCTGCATCGAAGGTACAATCTGCCGTCGCATTAGGTGGCTTAGGTGCTTCACTCGGAACTGCTGTTGCCCCTGGTGTCGGTACAGCCATCGGTGGAGTGATAGGTGCTACAACTGGTTTAATCATAGGCGACGGAGAAACAATTTTTCCTTTGGACATGGTTGCGATCCCAGCATACCAGGCATACATGATTAATGGTGCTCCTTCTCTGCAAGTTTACATTCGGGCAGGTGAAACGCTCATGCCTACTGGGGGTAATGTCGAAGATGTTCAACAAGTAGTCGAAAGCATGGCTGTAGGGGACACACCCAAGCCTAGAAAGAAAACTACTGCCTACCAACGTAAATACAAGAAAGCATTTGCCCAGGTTAAACCAAAGCATATGAAAAAGGATGGTACTTGGAAGAAAGGCGGATTCAAGGCTG